GGCGCGAAATTCGCGCGGTACACACTGTCGTCGTACACCGTGCCGCCGGTGCTGATGCGGTACGCGTAGCTGGTATTGGAGTCCGGGGAGCGCAGGCCCCAAATGACGGCGGTGGTGGTATCCTCCAAGTTGGCGATGCGCTTTGCGTCGCTGTTAAAGTAGGTAAACGCCTTGCCCTCCGTCTGCCACCCACTTACCCCAGCCTCCGTGCAGGACAGGGCGAAGCCCTTGCGGCGGATGGTATGGAGGGTAGCCACACCGTTGCCCTCTGCCACCACGATGGGCACCGGAACGATGCACTCCCGCACCTCCGGGTCCAGTTTCAACGGCCAGATGCCGTCACAGAAATTGTCCATGGTGCATCCGAAGTACCGATTTTTGTAGGTGCCACTGTCCGACGCGTTCCATGCGATCTCACTGAAAGCATCCTTTCGGATAAGGGTCACCCCCGTGCCCGTGCCGTAGTGGTCCTTATCCAGCACCAGGAACTTGGTGGGCTTGCCGTTCTCGTTCAGCTTGACAAGGCTGCCCGCAGCCAGATTGGAAAGTAACTGTCCCATAACGCTTGATTCTCCTTTCGATTAGGCCGGAAGTGGGCGGTGGGAGGCCAGCCGCCCTCCGGCGGGCTTCTGCGCGGACCAGAGCTGCGTTCAGCCTGGCCCGCATCTGCTTTCGGAGCGCTCCCGTGTCCCCATGCTTTGCATGGGCCTCCCAGGACCGGAAGCTCTCCTCGATTTTCTCCCGCGTGATTTTCCCCGCCGCGTAGTCCTCCTCCCAGCGCACGATGCGGCGCTTCATTCTCTTAATGGAGGACCGCCGCAGCTTTTTCACCACCCTGCCCGTCTGGGTCAGGTAGGTATGAAAACCGCAGAAGTCGATGCCGTTTTGCAGGGGAAAGATATTGGTCTTATCGTTCAACTCCAGGCCCAGCTTGGTAAACTCGCCGCGTATGAGCCGCAGCGCCTCCCGCGCCGTGCCCATGTCTGGGCAGATCACATACCAGTCGTCCATATACATCCCCGCCAGCGGCAGGTGCAGCTTTTCCCCGATGTAGTGCATAATGCCGCAGACGAAGAAAACGGCATAGATGTGGCTGGTCTGGTGCCCCAGGGCCAGCCCGTCACCCACAGCGTCAATGAATTTCTCCATCAGCGATTGCAACCTCACATCGGGAAATCGCAGCCGCAGCGCGGCCTTTAGCCGCTCGTGGTCGATGCTCTGGAAAAAGTGCCGGATGTCTCCCTTTATCACCGCACCCTTGGCATAGTCCCACTCCTTCATCGGTCTGGGAGGAAGCCCGGCGGCCCTGCGCGCCGCCTCGTCCGCCCCTTTCTTCTGGAGAAAATGCCGCCTCATGTGCTTTCCCAGCATCTCCAGGCCGTAGTGGGTCCCCTTCCCGTACTGGGCCGCATAGGTGTTCAGCGTGAAGCTCCTGGACAACTCGCCGTAAACGATGTTGTCCGTGAGCGCGTGCTGCACTACCTTGTCCCGGAAGGTAGGAGCCTGGATAAGACGCTTCTTGGGTTCGAAGATATAGAAAGCATCCAGCCCATCCGGCTGGAATGTCCCCTGCAAAAGGGATTTGGATAGTATCAGCAGCTCCTCGATGGCTCGCGCCTCAAAGGCCGCTGTGCTTTTCTTGCTCCTCTTACACCTGCGTGCCCGTAGATAGGCGTACCACAGGGTCTCAAAGGAGCATAGCTCCTCATAGGTCATGTTCCATCCTCCTCTCGGATGGTGGGGAGCGCTGGTGGCGTTGCTGATAGCTGGCAGTATCTCCCTCCTCGGAGGTCGTGTCGAGCCTGCCAGCGTCACCGCCATGTGTTTATCCCCGGCCCACGGTCTGCTGTCACCAGACCGCTGCCGACGACAGGATATGGCCTCCTTTGATGATGGTCCTCTGCTTTCCCCGGGCGGGTACTCGTACTCGGTATTCCATCAGAGCGGGGCGGGGCGCGAAATTCGCGTTGTACACATTGTTGTTGTTCACCGTGCCGTCGGTGTTGATGTTGTACGCGTTGTTGGTATTGGAGTTCGGGGAGCGCAGGCCCCAAATGACGGCGGAACAGGCCATACCCTTGTATGATGCAGGCGGCTACCGCCGCCGTACACCCTCCGCTCTGGCGATGCGCTCCTTGTCCTTGCCGTGCCATGACGCGCACATATACCGCACCGTCAGCACCATCTTGGACCAATGCCTCGCCTTTTCCGGGGTCACCCCCGGATATTGCTTGCTCTCCAGCAAGCGCTTGATCTTCCGGCCCAGCTTCTCCAGCTTCCGAAGGGCACTTTTTTGGTCCCGGAGCCGGTCTTGGGCTTCCTGCCGGTCCCGCAGGTCCAGCAGATTGGCCCCCTCAATAAGCTCGCAGATGGTCTCCACATCGTTCATCAGAGAGGTGCCCGTGGTATATCGGTATCTCTTGGGGATGACCTTATCGTTTGCGCACACATCGCAGGTGTAGAGCCAAAGGTCGGATGCCTTGGTCCCCAGCACGAAGTCCTCCCCGTTGTCTGTCGGTCTTTCACTCATGGGGGCATCTCCTTTCCCGGATAGCCTCCAGCAGTTCATCGCCGCCCTTGATCTCCAGCACCCTGTCGGGGAGGAGGCGTATCACCACCGGCTCACCCACCGGGGATATGCCTTTCAGCGTGATACCCCCGGCGGAGAAGCCCTCGTCGTCGATGTCCTCACCGCCACAGCAGCCACAGGGCTGCTCCAGCGTGGAGATCAGGTTGGCGATGATGCAGGAGACCTCCGCATCACTCCTGCACGCTGCCCGCTTCATCGTCGGTCCCCTTCACCACAGGGCCGGTCAGCTTGCCGCCCTCCAGGTCACCCAGGACAGCCTCTCCTACCTTGTAGGTAGCCACGCTCTCCTTCAACGCCTCGAACCTCGTATTGAGGCTTGCAAGGCTGTCCAGGGCGTTGTCCTTCTCGTTCCTGGCCTCCGACAGCTCTGCCTCCAGGGAGGCCACGCGGGCCATCAGGGCGGCAACATCACTCTCCGCATCGGCCCGGACCAGCCGCACCGCGTGGGAGGCGACGCAGAAGGGGCCGGGGTGGGTCTGGACCACAGCGCCGCTCTCGTCCAGCACCTCGATGGGGCCGGAGCAAAGGGCCTCCAGCGCCTCGTCCGGGATGCCGCCCCCCAGCTCCAGCACCAGCATCTCCCGCGTGATACCGCCCAGCCTCTCCAGAGATACGGCAAAGCCGTGGTCGTCAATGGTGTAATTTCCTGCCTTAATCATGTTCTGCTCCTCCTTATCCGATGTCGAAGTAGATGTCTCCGTTTGCCCCCAGGCTGGAGGCGGGGGACCCACTCCCGAAGTAGATGTTGCGGAAGCCCTTGGCGCTCCCGCTTATAGGGGAAACGCCAGCCACAGAACCGGTGAATGTGCCCCCCGTCTTGGGCATTTGCTTTCCGATTTCCTCGAACACATCCTTGGATTGCCCGGTGGGGTCATAGACCGACTTGTGCATATCCCCAGGATTCTCCGCATCCGCCCCTTTGGGGATGCCGAAGTCGAAAACAGGTGCCCCGTCCGGGCTTTCCGGCTGCCGGGTCACCGTGGCCGGACTTCCGGCGGGGAGGGTCGTCACCTCTCCCACCTGGATGTTTGGGGTCACGCCGTCGTTGCCGGGAACGCCCTGGATACCCTGGACCCCCTGCTCTCCGGTGTCACCCTTGACCCCCTGGGGACCGCGAGGGCCAACAACTTGCCCCAGATCAAATTCAGGCATAACTCATTCCTCCCTAAATCCGCAGGCAAAGATGCCCTTGGTCGTTGATGTAGTAGTCTGGCCGTTCATCCCCTGTGTAGGCACAGAACAGATGCCCGTCCTCGGTGACCCGGAAGGAGACCATGCCAGCCGTCTGGACGGATACGCCGTCAATGCCGCGCGGCCCCTGCTCTCCCTGGATTCCGCGAGGGCCGGGGATGCCCTGCACCCCCTGGATACCTTGCACCCCCTGGATGCCCTGCTTGCCCTCCGGCCCAACCGCGCCCTGGTCGCCCTTGTCTCCCTTGGAGGCGATAAGCAGCCAGAAGTTGCCCTCTCCGGCCTCACCCGCGGCATCCAGCGCAGGGTCAACGCCCACGCAGGCCGCGATGCAGATGTAGGAGCTGCCCAGGCGGGATACCTTGTTGAGGGGCAGGTACTTTTTCTCCTCGTCCCATACCTCCCAGAGCTTCACAGCCTCCTCCGCCTGCTCCAGCGCGTCGATGGCGTTGCCCACCAACTCGCTCACCTGGGGCACGATGGTGTCGATCTGGGTCTGGAGCTGCTGTGCCTGGGAGGGGGTAGGCTCCGCTGGTGCGTTGTACGCATCGTTGACCTGCACCATCAGGTTGTCGCTCACAGAGATGGATACAGCCGTGGGGTTACTGTCCCGGAAGCCCTCGATGGTAAAGCTACACCATCCATGCAGGGCAAGAGGTTCCGCCGGGATTGGCGTGTCGAATACCAGCGGGTCCTTTTTCTTCACAAGGTCCTCCACGCTGTTGAACAGCAGCACGGAGACCGGATTTTCTCCCTGTGCGTCCCGCCAGATGATGCGCTTGGAGAACTCCTCCCAGTCGTCGCTCAAAACGATGTGTAGGGTGGTGACATTGGCCTCCCCCTGCACACCGGCGTTTTTGCTGTCCTTTCGGACAAAGTTGCCGTTCACGGCCACATTGATGATTCTGTCCATGAGGTATTTACCTCCTTTCTCCAGCGAAAACGGCGCAGCGGGGAAGAGAGGAATAGGTCCTCCCGGTCCTCACTACGCCGTGTCGCAGCAGTTTGGGGTATCGCGGTTTTCGCTTATTCAGTTACAGCAGGCCCCGCTTGGCGGCCTCCCGCTCGTACTCGCTGCTCTGGCTGGAAATGAGATTGGCGGTCTCCTGGTCCTGGGCCATAGACCGCTCCAGCACCTCCGCCACATACCGGGGCACCATGACGGTCTCGCCCCGCTTGATCTGGAAAGCCCTGCCGTTGACGGCCACCATCACATCGTCCTTGTAGCGCCCGTTGTCCTTGAAAAGGCGGACGGGCACCTTCTCCTCCGGGTCCGGGGCGGGGGTGGTGTCCTTCTGGGCCTCCAACTCCGCCTTGGCAGCGTCAATGGCTTTCTGGGCCTCGGTCTTGCCATCCTCCACGATTTTCTCGGCTTCCGCCTTGGCGGCATCGAGGATGGCCTGGGCCTGCTTCTTGGCCTCCTCCACAGGGTCGGGGGTGGTCTCCTGGGTCTGGCCCTGGTCCTGGGTCTGGCCCTGGGTCTGCTCTTTCTCCTTGTCTTTGTCCTTGTTGGTAGCCATAGAGTTTTCCTCCTTATCGGTTTATAATAGGCAGCCCGCCCGGATAGGCGAGCGGGCTGCCCGTGGTCTTACTGTATCAAGCAGCGTCCTCGGTGAAGGTGCTGGCGCTCTCGATGCGCACCATGTACGCCTCCACCAGCCGCTCGGCCACCTTGGTGGCCTTCCAGCCGCAACTGGCCCGCTGATTCAGGGGGTCAGCAGTACCGGCAGAGCCGAGCTGCTTGACGATATGCTGGAGGCCGCCGCCGGTGATCTCGGTGACACCGTAGGCATCCGCGCCCAGGATAAGGGTGGAGTACACATCCCGGCCAGCAGCGCCCTCGCCCTTGAACACCTTGGCCTCGCTGGTCTCCACGAACCGCACGCCCTCGATGCGCCCGATCTCGCCCTCGTAGATGCCGTCGGGGTCGGAGTAGGTCTTGACATTCACCCACTTGGGGTCGGACATCAGGTCGTAGGAGCAGTCGGGGTGGATGATACCGGCATAGTAGCCGTTGATGCGCTTGGCGTTCATCACCTTCAAAAAGCGGACCGCCTTACGCACCGCGTCTACGGTCAGGTAGTGGTTCTTGGTGGGGTCTGCGTTGCCGCCCACCAGAGCGCTCCGGCTGGTGACCTGGCCCTCGGCATACTGCACATTGGTGCCGCCGTTCAGCACCTCGCGGGTGATGGTGTCCAGGGTACGGCCCGCCTGGCTGCCAAGCAACTTGGTGGCCTCCACCAGGTTGTTGTCAATGGCGGTCAGCAGGAGCATATCGGAAAGCTCAACGAAGCCGCCGTACTGGGCCACCGTGGCAGTGATGACCCCCATGTTGAGCTTCTGACCGTCGGGGGTCACGCCCTCGGTCAGGGGGGTCAACGCCTTGGGCAGGGGGTCATACTTGCGGAACTCGATGGTTTTGCCGCCGTTCTTGGGGATGGGACGCTTCTGGCCGAACTGGTCGTGGACCAATTCGGGCTCCGCATTATCAATCAGATAATCGGAGTAAAAGGTCTTCATCTCCCCGGAGAGGTCCTGGCCCGCTCCGGTCTGGCCGGTGGTGTTGGTGTTGTTGTCGAACAGAGACATGGTGACCTGCATCAGCAGCAGGCCAGCCACAAAGTCCTTGAACTTCTTACGCATGATAATTCTCCTCTCATTTTGCGGAGGAGCGGCCATCAGAAAGTGATAGTTTCTCCTCTCGCGGCTCTGCGGGCGATTTCCGCCCTGTCTTTTGCGGTCAGCTTGCTCGCATCGTCCTTGACGATGAATCCACTCTGGACAGAGGTGCCGTTCTCGGCGGGCCGTGCGCCCTTTGCACGGATGCTCCCAACCACCTGCTTCTCCGTAGCCTTGGCCTGCAAAGCGGCCACGCCCGCCTTGATCTCCTCCATGTGAATGACCTCGTAGGCGTGCTGAACGGGAACGCCGGAGCGAAGCATGGAGATGAATTGCGGGTTTTTGACCTCTGCTGTCAGGTCGAAGCTGGGGTACAACTGGCGGACCTGCTCCGCCTCGCCATACCACTTTTGGAGTTGCTGCTGGGCCTGCTGCTGGGTCTGGGTCCGCCTCTGGGCCTCCAGAAGAGCCGCATTTTCCCGCTGGAGCTTCTGGAACTGCTTGTACTGCTCCACGCTCATGCCCGCATCCTCGGCGGCCTGGGACCAGTACGCGTCGTCGTTCTCAACGGCGGCAAGCAGCTTGGCCGGGTCGCTGTCTGCAATACCGTAGCGCTGCATCAGCATGGAGAGCACCGGCTGGGTGCGGGCGATCTGTTCCTCCAGACCCCGCACCTCCCGGAAGCGCCTGTCGATGATGCGCTGGGTGTCTTCGGTATAGAGGTCCTTGAACTCGCCCTCCACCATCTCGCGGTAGGCTTTCTTCCTCGCTTCCAGAGTGTCGGATGCGGTAGCCGTGCCCGGCTGCCCATCCTCGGTCTTCTCCCCGGCGACGGGAGGGGTGCCCTCACCGACACCGGCCTGACCCCCGGCCACCGCCGGGTCCGCCTGTTTGCCATAGAGGACGCGCTGGGATTCGCCCGATTTTCCCCGCCGGGTGGAAACGGGGAGTGCCTGGGAACCGCCCTTTGTGCCGTCGTCACCCTGGGCAGGGGCCGCCGCCCCAGCACCATCCCCGCCACCAGCAGCGGCGCCGCCACCGTCGAACAGGGACAGGATGATATTCAGCAGTTTGTACTCTTGCATAGATAATTCCTCCTTTTCCGCGGGTGTTTCGCCCCCGTGCGTCGGTCCTGCTTTTACCCCGCCGAGCGGGGGCCTCTGCCGCAGCTTTGGCCCCTCGCCCAGTAGGCGGAGCAAGGAGGACATTATGAGCGTAACACACTCTTTTCCAAATTGCGTCAACGAATCGGAAAAAATTTTTATTGCCCCTCAATTTTTACCTGGACAGCCTCCGGGCGGGTAGCCTGGAGCTGGAGAAGCCCTACGCACGCCATCTCAAAGGCAGCCTCCGTCCGCTCCCCGCCCTCCGCGTCTATGACGACATCCCCAGGCTCGATATGGAGCTGCTGCACTACCGCGTCGCCGCCCGCCTCCTCGTTGGAGAGAAAGCCTGCCAGGGAGTACAGCACCCCCGTGATGTAGTTGCACGCCTCGATATCGTCAGCGTGCCCCATGGCAGAGAGCCGGTGCCAGTTACCCTCCGCCTCAATCGTTATCCGGGTCATGCCCCTGCACCTCCGCTCATGTCAGGCGTGGAGCGCTTGGCAAGGCGCTGCCCGTATCCCGTCATGGGTGTTTGGGCCTCCATGGTGGCCCTTGCAAGGCGGTCTGCGCCCCCTTTGGAACCAGGAACAGATACCGGCCCTCCTGCGGATGGGCCGCCGCTCTGGGCCGCTTGCTGGGGCAGTACCCCCATGTCCTCTCCGGTGAGAGCCTGGAGCAGGAGTGCCATCTGGTCCATCTGCTGGGACATCTGCTGGCAGATATTGAGAAGGGTCTGGCCCTGTTCCACCCGCTCCCGCACCTTGTCGATGCCCTCAAATTCCATCATCTCCAGAGCGCCCATGGCCTCCTGCGCCCGCTCGGGATTGAAGAAGCCCGCCGCATACAGCTCCTTGGCCCGCTCGTTCTGCTCCATCCGGGAGAAGGGGTTTTTCTTCTGGGCCTTGATTTTCAGGTCAAAGATGGGCTTGCGGAACAGCGGCGTTCCGTCTGCCGCCTCACCCACCACCTGCTCCCGGAGCCCCTGGTTGTTCACATCCACGAACTGATAGCTGCCAGGGGTCATGCCTGTGATGCGGAAGGTCCTGGTCTCGTCGTAGAACTGCCCCATGCGGTTGATAGCCATGGTGTTGATAGCCACATGGGCGCGGTAGCTGGCCGAGATCATATCCCGGCTGGCCTTGTTGCCCGCCTCCTGGAGGGCCGCAATAGCTGCCGCAGCGGTCACCCCGGACCCGGCGCTGCCGCTGTTCACATCCCGGTTGGCAGCGGTGTCCTTCATCTCCTCAATTTTCATCTGGAGGACATTGGTATAGATAGCGTCCAGGGGCTTGACAGTGATCTCCTGGAGCCGCCGTTCGTCCAGCTCACCCTCCACATCCACGATGGGCTGCCCCCAGTCCAGGAATTGCTCCTTGTTGATGGCGGTGGAGGTGGAGGCAAAGAACCGCTTTTTGGTCGCCATCATGCTGTTTTCCAGAATGTTGGCGGAGAGCTTGTCGATGTAGAGCTGCGGGTCCTTGCAGATCGCCACATACCCAAAGCCCACGGGCGTGCCCTTCTCCGGGAAAAGAACATCCAGCACCACGGGGTACAGCCCGTCGTCATACCAGCCTGTGTCCTGGAGCTGCGGGTCGTTCTCGCTGGCATAGAGCAGGGTGTCGCCCACGAACTTGGCGTAGTGCAGCACCGTCCGGCCAGAGGGGGAGGTGACCTTGTAGTACCAGTCCACCACCACACTCTTGCCCTCGGTGTCCACCGTGTCGTCGTAGATATACTGCTTCACATCAATGACGCTGCCGCCCATGTGCCCCTTGTGCTGGGGGTACTGCTGGTCCAGGATGTCCTCGTCCACCAGCTCCACGATGAACAGGTTGCGAGACTTCTGAATGTCGGTGATACCAGGCTCCCAAAAGAGCTTGAGCAGGTCGATTTCCCGGATGTCGATGTCCCCCAGACCGTTCTCCTTCTGGTTATTCCAGAACACACCGTAGGCGGCGGTGCCGTGTTTCAGTTTCTCCCACCAGTTGTCGGAGTAGGTCTGCTCGAAGTCGTTGTACTCGAAGATGACCGGGAGGACCTGGGAGAGCATCTTGGCGCTCTCCTCGTCCCCGCGCTCCCGGGGAAGGACCACCGGCTCCGGGTAGTTATCCATGGCATCAGCGTGCTTGTTGAGGATGGAGTTGAAAAGCCACGCGCTGGACGGCTCCGGCCCCGGCTTCTTGGAGTTGCGGATGACCTCCCAGTGGCGCAGCTCCCACCACAGCTCGTCCTCCACGATGCGCTGCTCCAGGTTTTGCTTGTCATGCTTATACCGGGTCAGGGTCTCAATGGCCTTTCCGATCTCCTCGGAGCCAATGCGGTGCAGCTCTTCCTTGCTCACGGCGGGGTCAGCCCCCAGCATAGCCGCAGCCATGCGGGGGTCCATGCCCTGCTGCCCCTGGTATGCTCCGGGCATCCCAAAACTGGGCCGCTTGGGCACGCCTCCCATGCCCAGGTCGAAGGTCTCCTCTGTTTCGTCCCCAAGCGTCAGCCTGGGGGGCTGTTCTTTCTTTCCGAATAGCGCCATATCAATACCTCCTGAAAAAGTCATATCTGTCGTAGACGGGTTTCTCTTGCAGGTCCAGCGGGTCGTAGGGCTTGGGCTCGTCCACCTTCCTGGGCCTGGGAGCGATGGGATTCTTCATGCACACATACCGCAGCTCGTCGTAGATGTGGTCCTCGCCGTCGGTGTCGATGTCCTCCACATCCGTCTCGTCATAGACCAGGTTGGGCACCGTGCGGATGAAGTGCTTGCAGGTGTTGAACACATAGAGCATGGGCCAGCCGTTCTCGTCAAAGGCCAGCCGGTGGTGGACCTGCATCTTGCCGTCGATGCGGGCGTGGTCCCCCTTCTCAAAGAAGACCCGCTCCCGCTCGAAGAGCGCCCCGATGCTCTCGGTGCCGTCGCTGCCCCAGATAGCTGGGTCTCCCACCCGATGGATGGTCCTGCCTTTCAGGTTTGGGTCCTCGGCCTCTATACGCCTGATCTGGCGGGCCACCTCCGACGGCTCCAGCTTCACGCCCATGTTGGGGGTCCCGGTGCAGCCGTAATACTCCCGGATGCGGTATAGCCGCCTCTCATGGTCCACGGCGTACCAACCGACGGAGAAGGGCTTGGAGTAGCCCCAGTCCATCCCGCACCAGATACTCCAGGTGTCCGGCACCTTGAAGGGGGCGATGACATGGGTATTCACCCGGTCCAGGTAATGCTCGCTGTCGTTGCGCCACTCGGTGAACACCTGCCCGGAGAAGGTGTCCCAGTCCCCATACAGCAGGGCCTTGCGCTCCGCCTCCGGCATGGATGCCAGCCGGGTGATGTAGTCCGGGTCATTCTGGAGCAGGGCGGGGTTATCAAAGACGGAGGAGGGGACAAAGATGCGGCTGCGCTTCTCGCAGTATTCCTTTCCCGTGGGGTCCCTCCAGCGGATGTCCTCCCACACTGGCACCATGGGCTTGCCCGCCGTGATGAACCGCTCCTTGACCCATCCATGGCCCACGCCGCCCGGGTTTGCCGTGGAGCGGATGTAGCACCGGGTCCCTGGTCCGTTGGGCCTGCACCGGGAGAAGAGGTAGCTGTACTCCTCCCAGGAGAAGTGGGTCAGCTCGTCAAAGGCCACGAAGTCATACGCCTGGCCCTGGTATTTGAGCCGGTCCTTGGTGTACTGCATGGACCCGAAGATGATTTTGGCCCCGCTGGGGAAGGTCCAGGTGTGGGAGCTGGAGTTGTACCTGGCCCCGGGGAACGCCATGGGGTAGTAGTTCAGGGATTTATCTATCAGCTCGGCAAGCTGGGGGAAGGTCTTACGGAGAATGAGGGCCTTGTAGTGTGGGATATGGACCTGCCGCAGGGCCTCGATGACAAGGGCATCGCTCTTTCCGCCCCCCGCAGCTCCTCCGTACAGGGCCTCCCACTCCGGCCTCTCCATGAAAGCGGCCTGCCTGGGCTGGGGCTGCCATACCACATTCACGGCTGCTCCACCTCCTCGCCCTCCGGCGGCACCGGCTCCTGGAGTACCGGGGCCAGCAGCACCACGCCGCCGCCCTTGGCCTCCTCGTCCTTCTTCTCCGGCTTGTATTCCCACCGGTCCGGCCTGCGGTTGGCGAGCCAAAACATCTGCGCCTGGGCATTGGCAGGCACATGGGTCTCGTCGTAGCCCACCACCAGCTCCTCATGCTCCCCAGTCTTTCGCCCGGTCTCCGGGTCATAGTCCACCCGCTTGACCTTGAAGGTCTTGGCAAGGGAGACCGTGTACCCGGTAGCCAGCTTGAACAGGGCCGCCTCCACCTCGTCGTCCGGGACTTCACACGCGCGCACGAAAGCAGCCGAAAGTGCCGAGTACCGCTCGTCCCCCTTCTCCCCGTCATCCAGGTACTTGCGGAAGGTAGAGTAGGCGATATTGAGCTTCCTGGCGATCTCCTTTGCCGTGGCCCCAGCCTTTGCCCATTCTTCGATCTTGTCCAGGTTGGGGAGGACATGGGTATCGTATTTACTTTTTGCCACGCCTGCCTCACCCTCCTGTGATGATGTCATGTACCCAGCGTAGCACAGTCCGGCGGAAATTGCGTCAAATCTCCGGGAGAGATTTTTCATCAGCAGGGGAGAAGCCTATGGTAGGGGTAGATATATACATAAAACTATGGGGTAGTCGCCCCCTCCTTCCTCTATCCCCCCTATATCCCCCCTTCCTCCTTCCTCCCCCAGGTCAGAAAAGCAAAAAAGGGAGGACCCAGGCTGTATGCCCAGGTCCTCCCGTATTCGTGCATTTGCATAGCTTATGGATTGCTTTTGCTTTTCTCCTCCAGTTGGTAGGTCTTGCCGTACCGCCTGCGCCCACAGCGTTCACACAGCACCTTGTTGTCCACGCCGCCCCCGGCGGGGCGGCAGCGGTACTCTCCCTCGGCCTCAATGGCACAGGCGCAGGGACGGCACAGGTCCATGGTCTTACTCATAGCCGTTTCCCTCCGTGGCGGTAGGGCCTGCCCTTGTTGTACTCGTTCTTTGCGAGGATGACAGCCTCCATATCCACGCCGTTGGCCTTGGCCCAGCGCATAATATCCAGGATGCAGCCCACCATCCTCTGCCTGGCGGAACGCTCAAAATCTCTGGGGCGGAGAGGGAAGTGTGGGCGAGCGGGTTTTATCTTCCGCCCATCTCGTTTCCTTCCCAGAATCTCCGCCTGCCGCTGGCTGGAGTATGCGCTGGACAGGAGGTAATGGCACCCGGCCACCAGATCAGGCAGCGGCTTCTTGCTCTGCGCCTCCGGCGCAGGGGCAAGCGCTCTCACATCCCGGATGATACCGTCCACATCGGCTCTGACCCGGCCCATATAGTCCAGGATGCGGAGGATACAGTCGGCCAGCTCCACAGCGATGCCCTCCGGTTTCCGGTCCGGGAAATACCGCAGGCAGTTTACTCCGTTGCACATCTCCTCCTCGCAGGCAGGTCCCTGCCTCACACCATCGCCACAGTACACCATGGGCCGCCCGGCCCGGTACTCCTCCATGGCCTCCGAAAGCTCGGAGTGACACAGGACGATGACCTCCGAGAAGGTGATAGGCTTCTCCCACCATCCGTGGTCCACAGCGTTTTTGTGTACCTCGTCCCGCAGCTTGTTCCATTTCATCACGCAGCACCTCCTACCACCCGGTCAAGCAGCTCTCCGTAGAGCCGCTTGTAGGTCTCCAACTCCGCCTTTGTGGAGGAAATGGTTGCATCTGCCGCCCGCAGCTCTGCCCGGAGCAGGTCTGCGTCTATGTCCCGCTCGTCCTCTACCCGCGCCTC